CGTGTTCGTGAAACAAAGAAGAAAGCAATTATGGAAAATATAGAAAAGGCTAAAAAGAGTGGTAATGTTCTTACACAAACCATTGATGAAGATGGCAACTTGATTGGTGTAAAAGAAAAGGTAAATTTCGATGAACGTGAAGTTGAAGACGTTGAGGCTACGCAATTGAGAAATGAATTATTTATGAAAAATATTAAAACACAAAATGATGATGTACTTGATAATGATACTAAAGAATCAGAATAAATGAAAAATTGAATAAAAATAATATTAATTAAAATATGTAATAAATGAATAATTATATATTTTATAATGGAATTTGATAAAAAAATGGAAGTTGATCAAAATCCTTTTGAATTTAATTTTGATTCAAAAATAAAAAACAATGATTATGGTAATCCTTTTGAAATTATAGAATACAAACCGAATGCTCCATATGATAAAATTTCAACATTCAATCAGATATTAAATAAACAAAATGCTGATTCTGATGAAGTTTATAATTTTGTTCTAGAAAATAATGCAAAAAATAATTTTGAATTTTACAGATTAGTTTTCAAATACGAACTATACAATTCAGAAAAAAAAAAAGATTATAATCAAGATATTTTAATTTTGAAACATTTTATATATCAAATGATATCAGTTGCTTCAATGATGAACATTGAAAAAAAATTTAATTATTTGAAAAACAATATTTTGTTTAATTGTTTCAACAATCAAAATATTATATTTTCATTATTTAATACTTTTTCGAATGCACAAAAAGTTTATCGCACTTTGAACAGATTCGCATTTCTTTGTAAATGGAAAAAATCGCCATATAAAATACAAACAGATTTATGTATGGAAGAAATCAATAAAAATCAACGTAATGTTATTACTATTTTACATCATAATTATAAATATCTTTTCACAATTTCTGATATTTTGAATATTTTAAATACATCATTGACAAATTCATCTTATTTCTTTACAGAACCATTGGTTATAAAAAATCCTTATACAAACTTACCATTTCATAAATCTGATTTATATAATATGTATTTCTTTATAAAAGAACGTGTTTCTATTATTCCCCCATTATTTCATGCATATTTTATCAGTAATTTTGATTTAAAAGAATTTCGTGATAATAATGAACCGTTAATACAAAGATACATTATTGATAATCATGTTAAAAACTCAACATGTAACGTTCTTTACACCAGCATTTTGAAGATGTTGAAACTAACAAATTATACAAAAGGCGCTATTAAAAATAAATTAATAATTGACAAGGATTTTCCAAAAGAAAAATTAGTAGAAATAATGCGACCATATTTAAAACTATATTTCACTTCAATGATATCAAATGATATATCAATACGTAATTGTGCAGAAAAAGAGTTATCTGATAGATTGATTGCGTTTTATAATTATAATAAAATGTTTGGTCGCAAAATGTATTATATTGATAAAATAAACAAAAAGAAAATATTTAAATATAATGATAATTATATTGAATTCAAAAAGACATCAAAACTCTTGAATTTTGATTGTTCACATTTAAGAATAAATGAAATAAATGAAGATTATAATGCGATTACTAACTTAAATATTACGAATTCAATTGAAAGAATGAATAATAATAGTAGATTATTTTACAATTATAACGAAACGAATGAATTTCATTATGTTGATTATAATAACAATTCAAATGCGATTGATAGCAGTGATTCAGATTCGGATATAGAAAGCGATGACGACGATAATGATACTATAATAATTCTAGATAATGGAGAAACAAGCCAAGTTATAAACAGCAATAATGATAATAACGATAATAATGTACAACAATCAACAAGAAGGCGTACATATAATCATATTCTATTGAATACACCAAATATTGACCCAATTAGAATGCCAAATACTAGTAATTTTATATATAATTCTGTTAGAAATCATTTGTTTGAACAAACAACACATGTTGATACAGATACAGATATTTACTGGTTTATTGACCGAAATGGTGATAGAACAATGAGTGAATAAAAATAATCAACTAATAAATTATATTGAGTATAAAAAATAAGGAACAAGATATAAATTAATTATCAAAAAAATAGTATTCATTTTTTCATTGAAAGATGCAAAAAAACTAGTCAAGAAAACAGTCGTTACCATCATTGCTGCATCAGCCAATAATATGACTGGACCTAATTCTTTTGCATAATCTTTGAATGTATCTAATATTTCACTCTTTCCACGTGGAATCCAATTGAAAAATTGGGCAAATAATAAATCATGTACCACTTGAACTATAACTGCGAGTATTGCAAAAATAAAAATATTAAAATTCGAAAATAACAATGGATAAATTAATTGGACAATTATAACACCAATAGTTATACTGAGAACATCGGCTAATACTCCAGCAAGACCATATTTTTTGTACCATTCTTTGAGTGTCTTTGATTTGATTTGTCCTAAAACAACGCGCATTATCACAATCAAATCTGTATTGATTGCACCATTAATCAATGGTAAATAATCTACTGCTTTCCTAAAAACAGTAATATCCGCAAACATTATCAATTATTATATATTTTTATAGATATAATAATCAAACATTATTTGATAATATAATTAAGAAACAACGTATATTCAAATTATTTTTTATTTTTTGTATATATTTCTTTCTACCACAAATTAGGTAAATTTGAAAACTGTGTTGAAGCAATTGATGCTTTTGAAGCATTTGATGCTATTGAAGAATTTGATGTTGTTGAAGAATTTGATGTTGTTGAAACTGTTGATTGTCTTGGAACGGTTGATTGTCTTGGAACGGTTGATTGTCTTGGAACGGTTGATTGTCTTGGAACGGTTGATGTTGTTGAAACATTTGATGGTCTTGGTCTTAAAACAATTGAAGGTTTAGATGATGGTGCAATTATTGGTATTGGTATTGGTCTTGGTGTTGGCGTTGGTCTTGGTGTTGATGACCTAATAACTGGTTGTGATGTTGGTTTTGTTGAAGATTTGTTTGGTATTCTCTTAGAAACTATTTTTCTATATGTCGGTGAAGAAGGATTATTATCAATAAAATAATAATTTATCATAGATGCAAACCTCTCTTGTTCTTCGAGATTTTTCTGTTTTACTATTTTTTGATTTTTTAATAACTCGTTTATTTGATTTTTTTTTATCTCACTTGTTGGGCTGTACCCAAAATCTGCTCTTGTATTTTTGATGTGTTCTTTATATATGTTTCTTCCTCCTTTGTGTGTTTTTTTTGTTATTCTTCTTCCTTTAATCCCTTTATTTGTTTTTGTTACTCTTTTACACGTTTTTTTCATAAAATTATATATTTAATATAGAAAAAAAGTAGTTTTGTATTTTTCTCTAAATAAAAATTACCATTTATTTTTTTTAACATTAATCGCAGGTCCCTGGCGTTTCTTTGCTTTATTTGGGTCATATGCTTCTTCATCATCTGAACCCATTCCTTTCGAAATTTCCCAAAATTCTTTTGAACCTAATTTGAAATCAGGATGATTTTCGGCTTTGTACCAAAATATTTGGTCATTCAATTTATTTGATTTGGCATTATTATTGATTACTAGACATTCATAATTCTCCGTAGTTTGGTCCATTACTGCACAAAATGATTCCAATGTAGGAAACATACTTGCATAATTTTCCCAAATACGTTTACGATTTGTTAAATAAGGTTCTCTTAAAATAAAAACATAATCAATATTTGTTCTCAAATTCGGCGGAATACCTAGTGGATATTGCATAGTAATAATAAGCATAATTTTCCAGTGACGTCCATTCATAAATAAAAGCCGCATCATTTTATCTCTAGTCCATGATTGGTCATATAAACAATCATCTAATATAACAAATGCACGAGGGTCAATTGTTGTTTTACGATATGTTTCTATTTCTTTATTCACCTGTTTAAGAATCATTTTTTGTCTTCTTAGAACATTTTCAATCAAAACTGTATTATATTCTTCGTGAATAAATAATTTTGGAACATGTGCAGAATAAAATCCATTACCTGCTTCTGTTCCTGAAATAACTGTTCCTATAGGTATGTCTTGATGATAATATAATAAGTCTCTTACTAAAAATGATTTACCAGTATCACGTCTTCCTATTAAAACCACTACTGGTCCTTTATTTTCATCTGGCTTAAATGTAATTTCACGCATATTGAATTTTTTTAATTCCAGTGTCATTGTTTCTATTTAGATAATATTATATACGAATAGATTTTTATTATTTACTAAACGTACAAAAATTAGTTTAGAAACACTTTTGAAATATATACAAACCACTTATACTTCTTTTTCAAATTTGTTTAAGAATGTCAGATAAGTTCTCAATAGATCAATTTAAAATAAACCCAATTTTACTCAAGTATTTAGAAAGAAGTTTTGTACCAACAATTGAAGATGTCGAACATGAATATAATCCGTTTTTGATTTCAGGATTACAAAATTATAATCCAATTTATGATTTATTTTTTAAATTAAATCATAATGATTATAATACAATTACTCTTAATAATGAGAAACATATTATCGATTTAGATAAAGTTTTTGATGTTACTAGACATGAAGAAATCTCCCAATCTGTTTTTATAAAATTCTCGCCATTATTAGACCCTATACGGTATATGATAGGAAAATATAAATCTGATGATAAAAGTATACGTGTTTTACCAAAACCACAAAGTATTTATTCTGATAGCGAATTAATGTCACATTCTAAATTATTAGACCCAAATAACGCGGCATACACTGATAATTTCTTTAGTTTCTTATCAAGTAAATTATTGAATCATCATGGTTTTATTCATGGTATCAATTTTTATGGTAGTTTCTTAGGAATTCAAGAAAAATATAAAATGAATATTACTGATGATTTAGAATATTTGAATTCATCTACTTATTTTAATGAAAACAAAAATAAATTATTTACTTTAACTGAAACAACCGAAAATGAATTCAACAATTTTGGGTCTAGAGCAAATAAACATAAAATCCAAATATCGAATTCAGATAAACATAATATAAGTGTTATTTCACTTGATGTTTTAGATTTAGATTCTATTCAAGAAGAAATAAATTTAGATAAAATAGAAGAACTTATATACGAAAAATCAGAGTCGAATATTGAATCAAAATCTAATAATGAAGAAGATACGAATAGCGACGTTGATAGTTGTGATTCAGATGATTCAGATGATTCAGATGATTCAAAAGAATCTAGTAATTGGGAAACAGAATCAGATAAAGAATCAGAAGAAAACTATTTTGATGATGAAGAGAATCAAAAATATACATTTATTCGTAACTTTCCAGTTCAATTAATTTGCCTTGAAAAATGTGATGGAACTATCGATGAATTATTTGTTAAGGAACAATTAGATATAAATACTGCAGCAAGTGCTCTTTTTCAAATAATAATGATTTTGATTACTTATCAAAAAACGTATCATTTTACACATAATGATCTTCATACAAATAACATAATGTACATAAATACGGATATTGAATATTTATATTATAAATATGATAACAAGATTTATAAAGTACCTACTTATGGTAAAATATTCAAATTAATTGATTTTGGACGTAGCATTTACAGATTCAATGGTAAAATATTTTGTTCTGATAGTTTCGCAAATGGTGGCGATGCTGCTACACAATATAATTGTGAACCTTATTTGAATAATTCAAAACCAAGATTAGACCCAAATTACAGTTTTGATCTATGTAGACTTGGTTGCTCTATTTATGATTTCATTATTGATACAGATAATAGTGAAGATATCGAACAATTTGATGAATTTCAAAAAACAATTTATAGATGGTGTTTGGATGATAATGATAAAAATGTTTTGTATAAAAGAAATGGAGATGAACGATATCCAAATTTCAAATTATATAAAATGATTGCGAGAACAGTTCATAAACATACACCAGAATCACAATTAGAATACCACTATTTCAACCAATTTTTGATAAAAGAAATCGATAATTCAAGTTGTCCATTGATGGATATCGATAAATTGCCATGTTATGTTTTATAAAAATAAATAAAAAATATATTGAAATTATTTTTATTTATCTAATAACTAGTATTAGGACGATTATTTTTCACCATATTAGGGTCTGATGACATATCACGGGTAGCCATACCACCACGAACCCAACCATTTAATGCAGCCTCTTCTACACTATATTTTGGATTTTGTACTTTTTCCTCCATTTTTGAATCAAGAGGGTAAAGTGAATAATTTGCAAATGATTTATCCATGATAGTAGAAACACTCTTTTTATCACTTACAATTTCACCTTGTTGTAATTGTGATTCTAAAACAGGGTCATTACTTCCACGTCCTAAATACGGTACTGTCAAAAAAGGGCGTTCCATCAATTGTAGTTTTTCTAGAGGACGTTCTTGATCAGTTTTAATCAATAATGAAGAATCTGCGTCAATTACGGAACCGCCTAAACCTAATCCACGTGCAATTCCACTATAGTTTACATTAGGTTGTGATGTGGCAAATGAAACATGAGTATCTGATGTTGATTCACTAAGAAAATTGGATAAAGTATAGTTTGCAAATCGAGTATTATAAAGTGTTTTTTGTGATTGATCTGTTACATCATCTCCGATTCTATCAGTATTATTAAACATATATGAACTAATTGTTGCCATTTTATAAAACTTGGTTTATATTATAATACGAGAAGGAAATTTCTAAATAATTATAAATATTTGATTTTTATAATTATTTTTATTGCAATATTAATATAATGTATAATGACTTAAATTTCGTGCTAATGAAAATGGATTTCCTTCTTTTGAACTGATAGCACTACCATAACAAAATTGTGCAAATGCATTTGAGTCGTTTGGGATTGTTGTACTAGGATTACTATTAAATTGTCTTAAAGATTGTTCAAATACTAAATTATCACCTAAACTATTAAATAGTTTATCTGCAATGTCTGGTTGGTCTGGATTTGCTTCCTGGACTAATTGTTTGGCACTTGATAAAATTTGTTCATTTATATTTTTATTAAACGATGGTGGTGCAGGTTTTTTATTTGGATTGTAATCATAGTCTGTCAACATTACATTATCAAAAGGATTTTGCGATGTAGGTTTATCAAAAATATTTGGGTCAATTGGAATATTATTTTGTTTTAAATATTCCATTGCTGGACTTTCAAAGCCTTCTTTGATATTTTCATTTGCATTATCTAATAACTTTTTTGATTCTGTCTTTGTTTTTTCTTTTTGATGGTAATAATGCATAAGATATATTCCACCAATAGTTACTAGACCGATTAGTAAAACACGTAGGTTTTTTGAAAATATAAAACCAAGAATTGTTAAAATAATTACTGAACGTGTAACTGCATTTAATTTTTGTTCATATGTCATATTTTCTACAGGAAAAAATTCAAAAATATATTTTTGTTGAAATAAAACATTTGGGTCATCTGACCAAAATGGAATATATTTTGATTTTTTATTAGAATTAAACATACTATCTACACTTTGGCGATTATCTATTTCTATTACTTTATTATTTGACAAATCAAAATTTACTTTATTTGTTTTTAATGGTTGTTGACTCATTATTTATAAAAATTATATATATATCTTGAGTATATAATTCCTTAGTAAGAAGATACGATTTTACTAAATATGTGTATTGTTTTCCAAAATATCAGATAATGGTTTCTTTATACATTTATCATCTATTTCTAGTGTATCACATTTAGTTTCTTGTGGTACAATCTTCAAAATACACTTTGACTTTTCACCATACAATGATTCTGTACAACCGTTTTCGATATGCTTTTTTATTTTCATAGTTTTTCTTTTAATATCTTTATACGATTTTGCACATCTTGAACGAAAATGTTCATATCTCTCTCTTACCATTTCATAAGTTAATCCTGATTTTTTATTCAACATTTTATTTATTAACTCGTGTAAATCA